AGTTTTGATCTTATATCCTATGATTTCTCCACCATCTTCAATAGTTTCTGGGTGAGTTAGATAGAATACAGTGATGTCATCACGTAATTGTCTAGCTGTTCTAAAAAGATCCACCATGTCTTTAGCCATAAGACTAAACTTAGTAAATCCCACTTCAGTTGCTTTAGCCACCATATTGAATCCCATAATGTAATTAGAGTCTTCAATAATGATGTTCTTAATGTGAGGAGCTTTTTCAGAAATAGTTTTTAGCAAACGAGATATCTCATTAGCATCTTCTACTTCTTTGTAATTCTTCTTTTCTGCGTTGTAAAGTTTTTCAGATCCCTTGAAAGGAAGCTCTTTCTTTGCAACATTGATAATGTACGTTTCTTCTGGATTAAGATGCTTAATACTGGTAGACTTACCTGTACCTGTAGCACCAACAATCCCTACTAATTTACTTGCCATTGGTTTTTGCTTTAATTATTAATATTTAGTTTTATTCTATAAATATACGAATAATATTTAACAAAGTCAAATATTATATGTATTTTATTTTGTTTTTGTCAAAGAATTCTAATGCTTTCTGTAACCACTTAAGTTCTGTAGGTTCTGTAGTGCTTACGATATAAATGTGGGCTTTCTTATCAGGAGTGTTATATTCCATGGCCATACATCTATTTATCTTTTGTGCTAGATTCTCTGCATTACTATCGAAATAATTAATGATCACCTTGTTCAGAGGTTTATATGTCACACCTGTATTACCAATCTTTACAACAGCTAAGTGTTTTCCTTCTCCTTCAGCAAAATCTTCAAAGATTTGTTTTTCACTTGATTTGCTATGATAGGAAGGAATTCCTAGATTGTCTGCCACTTTGGTAGTTCCACAGAACACTAACACTCTTTCATCTTTATGTGCAGCCAAAAGCTTCTTTGTAGCTATAGATTTGGCTACAGATGATTGTATTAGTCTCATTCTAGCTAGACGCATAAACATTGTATCAGATCCACTATTCTGCAACTTGTTAATTACCCAGGTGAGAGCATCAAACTGTTTCTTTTCAGTCTTTTGTTTACCTTTGTAGTCTTGCATAACAGTGTTATCTAATGGCACTCTGATAACATGGATTTCATAATCAACTATAACTCCCTCTTCAATTGCTTTTTCAATTGGATAGTGAGCTATTACATGAAGATCTAATTCTTCTTCAAGGGTTCTTTCTGTCCAACTGGATAATGTACCAGTAAGACCAAGGATCTGTCCATTAACATCAAATAAATCCTTACACACTTCTATTTGAGCCTCGCTCAACAAGTGTATCTCATCTATGATAACAACATCAAAACTTTGATCAGCATACTTCTTTAATGATAGATGTGTAGTGTATGTGACAATGCTGTCATCAAACCCTAATTCTTCAAAATCAGTTTGCCAAGATTCTTTAATCTTGTTATCTGGATAAGCAATAAGAATGCTTTCAGGCTTAATCTTTTGTAGAGCATGTATACTAGTTCTAATCTTTCCAAACCTTGGACATAAATTTAGAATTCCATACTTACCATGTTTGAGCCATACATCAGCAAACTCTTTTTGCCTGATATCACGTATACTTTGTTTCATGTTTTGTTTTTAAAATTATCAATAATTTGAATAATTAATATTGTAAACAATATATATATTTTCTTTAGTCTTCTCATTTTGATCCTTTGTTAATTAAATAATACCATACCCATATCACTTTGGGTCTTATGAATTCATAAGCTGCCCATATTAATAAATACTTCATGGTTTTATATATCCATATACAGTGAAACCATCTTCATCTTCATATTTAGATTGATCTTCACGCTTTCCCCATTGAAACCACATAGACATAATAATTGTTTCGTTAGTCTTAACCCATTCATCATTCTCAAATCTGAATTGTTCTTCATTGCTCTTCTCTTTAAAGAGAGGAACAAATCCTTCTGGTTTTTCTTTTCTCATAATAGTTTTTGCTTTTTATATTGTTTCCATTTCTTCTTTGCTAACTTAGTAGCATTTTCCAATGCTGTAAAGTATTGAAATCCATACTCAGTTTTATTAATTGCAAAGAAACCATCTAAAAAAGCTCCTATATACTTTTGTTTCTCTGTCATTCTCTTAAAAAATATGATTTGTTAGTAATAGCTTCATAATCACTGTCTGTGATGTCTTTCTTTCTAGGAAGTTCTTTGAACATACCAATCTGACCTAAGAAGCCCAAACCAATACGCACATCATCTTCACCATAAGAATTCTTAATTAGTCTCAAGCTTCTGAAATACTTAGCACCATATTGATCTTTTAGTTTATCAAGATCATAACCACTTGGATCTGCAACCTTGTATCTCATAGGATCAAATAATGCCATAACAACATCAGCATCATTCTGAGTTGCAGAACTGTCTGCAAAATCTTCTAGCTGAGGTTCTACATCTCCATTCTTTATCCTAGATGGATTAGAGATGTCTCTATTAAACTGACTTACAACAACAGGACTATATCCATAAAAGTCTCTAGCATATCTAAGTTCATCAGACATTTTATCAATTGCTTGTTTTTTGGTAGGTTGAGCAGTTGTAAGTTTTAGAAGACCAATGTGGTCAATAACTACCATAGTTATTTGACTTGGATCATCTGGAACATATATCTTATTCCACTTATCTAATTGTTCAATCTTACCATTCTGTAGTGCATAGTCTTTTAATTCTTTAGCTATACCTACAGGGTTCTCTGGACCATCTATAATAGTCACAATATCACTAAGTTGATCTACATAGTCTTTATAATACAAGAATAGATCATGCTCATCTTTGGTCATCTTCTCAGTCCAACCAAGCAGCTTACCTACAGGGATGATGATTCCTTGGTCTAGAAATATCTTACGAGATACCCATTTAGCCATCTTGTAAGTTCTACTTCTCTCCATAGATCTATACCACACCTTCACCTTTATTCCTGAAGCTAGTCCTTCTTTAGATAGGGCCCAATCAACAGGATTAAGAACAAAAGCATCATCAATAAAAGATGTCTTACCTGAACCTGTCAAACCACCTACAAGATAATACATACTCTTACGAATACCTACATATCTAGTAAGCCTATCAAATCCCATAGGAATTCCTCTGTTTAGATCATTTAGGCCTTTTTCAACCTCTGCGTTTAATAGTTCAAAACTCATAATAGCTCTATTTCTTGTTTAACTTCTTGAAAAAATGGTTTCATCACTTCATAACAATGTTCTAATATTTCATCAACTGCTATTAATGCACATTGTTTTGCTGAATCAGTATCTTCAACCCAATCAACTTCCTCAACTAATCTTAACGTTAATGGAATATACTTATCAACTAATTCTTTTGCTTTTTCTTTTGAATTCATTATATGTCTGTACCTCCTGTTGGTTTTTGTGGAGCAATATCAATCTTAGCTCCATCGTTAATTAGTTCAATGAATGGTTCAAATGTTCTTTGATTCAAATACACAGAAGATCCTTGCATGAAAGTTATTCTATTACTATTTGTAGCAATGGAAGCTTCTTTCTTTTGTAGGATTTCATAATTTAAAGCTTCTATAAGCTGTTGAGCTGTATATTCTCCTTCAAGAATTATCTTATCAAACTTCAATCTACAATCATCTTTATAGAGTCTAAGAGATCTAGTACCTGTAAACTTCTTACCTTTATACTCAAATGAATCAGTACCTGGATAAGTCTTCCACCATTCTTCAAAATCTGTTGTGGCAGGCTTTCTTCTAATAATCTTTCCAGTGCTCTTACTATTCATGAATTCTAGTAAGTCTTTACCTAGTGTTGTGAGCTTTTCATCATCTGGAGTTATAAGTGCTTTTCTTATTAAAGAATGATAGACAGAAGCAATCTTCATACTTCCATCACATAGTGGGGAAACATCATATTGTTCGTCTATCAACTTTAATAAAAATATTACATCTAGATTATAACCTCTTTTGATGAGCTCTTCGAACTGTTGTGGTGTTACATTCAGCTTCATCTATTAATTCTGGTTTTTCTATTTTAATAATTGCAGGCTTTTTGTTTTTAATTGCCTGTTCCTCTTCCCATTGTTGCCATGAAGCTTCTATATCTTTATATCTCTCAATGGCATAGATATGATCGTTGGGATATTCCCAATCTTCAAACCAATTCATTATTTAGATAATTTAGGTCTTCCAACAGGTTTTTTCTCAACAACAGTTGTATTTTCTGCAACAGTTGGTTTCTTTTTATTCTTTCTTTTGTAATACTTCTTTTTAGGAAGTTCTGGTTTAGAAAGATCTGTAACCTGTCTAGGTTGAAACTTAGGAACAGGTATATTATCATCATCTACTAATTCAGCACTTTTAAATCCAAAATAAATAAGACCAGCTAATGTTGCAATAGCTACTACTACTAAAATAATAACGTGTACATTCATAATTTTTAATTTTAATTGTTAATTTTCAATCCGAACTGCAAATCAAACCATTGAAATGTTTCTTCAGCTCTACCTTTGTTAAATTTAAAGATTTTTTTTAATAGAGGAATAGCATAACGCTTAAACTCCTCATGTTGTTCTTCTGTCATGGTATTATTAATATACCATTTTTCATCACCCTCAACATCTTTCATTGTTTTACCAATCATGTTTAATTGGTATTCAACTAAATGTTCAGAAATGTTCGTTCGATTAATTTTAGCTTTCATTCAAATAGATTTAATTGATTAGGTATAAAGACTGTTTTGATTCTTTTGCCTTCAGTGGAGATCTTTGTAATAATTCTGTTGGCTTTCTCAATGTAATAATCATAGTTTACATTATCAGTGCTACTACCTTTTGGTAGGAAATTACAAACTTTACACACCCATTCACCAGCTTCTATCTGAGAGATAGCTGCAGCTCTAGTTTGACATTCTGGATTCTTCACCTTAAATATCTTATCACCTGTGTTAGACACATAATATCTAATGAGTTTATCGTATATTGTAACTTCTCCTGTCACTCTATTAGTTCCTTCATAATGAAAACTTCTAGTTGCTTTCTGTCTTAAGCAAAAATCATATAAATTACTATGATTTCTAATAGTCTCATCAACAGGAATACCATCAACAAAATAACGTTCAAGAGCAATGGGTACAATCCTTGCACTCTTGTTCTTATGAAGTTCAAAGTCAGTAAGGAAATCACCTTTCTTTTTAATTTCTCCATCTGTTTTAATAGCTAAATAATCATTCACCGTACTGAAAATAATCTTGGAATAGTCAGTTCTCTCTAACTCATATTGAGTAATGTTACACCACCAGTCGTTAAGTTTATGCATCAAAGGAATAAGGTCTTTCTTAATCTTGATAGTTACACCATCTGTATTTGCAGAGATCACATGTATGCCATTCAATTCATATTGTTCTATAAGCATCATCAAGCTAAGCTCACCAGTGATAGTGGTGAACATAGTTAATTGCCTATCAAATATCCA